TTCACTAATAGTCTTCACCTATATTCATTAACATATTTGCTATAAAATCTTGTAATTCTTTGGTTGAGTTCTTCCATTCTAAGCAATTTTCTCTGTACATATACGCATTCCTAGATTCTCTTTTTGAGTCGCTTTCTAATCCTCTTATTATGTCTTCTAGGTCTTCTACTTTGTTCTCTAGTCGTATAACCTCATTGCTTAATGTTGTTATAAATCTTTCACTTGCTTTCATTGGTTCTCCCTAGTTCATATCGTTCATTAACTATTTCTCTATATGTAAATGACCTTATTTTTGCTAGTTCTTTATGTTTAGCTATTAGCTTTAGTTCTGTTGCTGAGTTATTAACCTTTTCCATTCTATTGAATAGCATCCAATCTTTTCTTGATTGTTCTAGTAACTTTTCATATGTCATATGTTTCCCTTATTTATTCTTAGGAATAACTCTAATTGATTCTTGCTTTCATATAGACTACAATAGTTTGCATCAAAAGATATGTTTTTCTGTTGCTTTTGATAGTATTGCAGTTGAATCATGTACTCTATAGCTGTCGCACTAAACTGCCAACCTTTCCCTGTCTTTGAAATATGTCCTTCTTCTAATAGAAATTGACTTGACTTAATCTTTCTGTATAATTGAGATGTAAAGTTATAGTATTCTTGTATCTCTTTAGTGCTAAAGAATTCTTGCTCTTTCTCTTTTATTGCTAAAAGTAAATCACTAGAAGAAACCATTACTCTATATAAATTCATATTATTATTTATCCTATTTTCTGCCTTCTTTGAGTATTTCTTCCATCTTGCAACCTCTCTTATTTGTGTTTTTAGATCTTCAAGGTCATTCTCATAATAACTGTCTATTAATCTTTTGCATATATCGTTATATCTTTTTTTATTTACTTCTAACCATTCTATAGGTTCTGTTAGGTTCTCATCTAAAGCATAAAGAATAGCAAAACATTCAGCACATATATTACTGTAAAGATATGAATTACATTTATCTTTTCCCGTCATGCAAACATCGCAATACATATTATTCCACCAGCTTAGTTGTTGGTTCAAATACTTTTACGGGATTAATGTCTACACCTGCATCATTAGCTGTCAATATTGTCCCAAAAGCTTTTATTTCTGTGTTGTATGTATTAGTTAAGGCATTAGCACATTTGACTATTGCCATGCTATCTTCTGTGCTTGTTGTTCCTCTTTTAATTCTTGATATCTCATCTAATAAAGCTGTCCTCACTATTTCTAGTTGTGTCATTGTTTACCCCTTTTATTTTTTCTTTGATTGTATGGCTATACATTCTGTATATGTCATATATCCACTTAATATAATATATACCTACTTTGTAAGCATACTAATATATTAAAATATTATGTTTAGGTTAGTCCTATTTCAACTAACATACACCTTATGAAACTTTATTTTTGATTCGCTGCTCTTTCAGGTGGTGCGAATAAGTTATTAAATAACTTTAAAATATCTATTTTTTAGGTAGACACTATGAAATTAATTGCTCTACCGTTGGGACTGTATGTAGTTCCCACCACTCTGACCCGTCGTCCTCGTCTCTAGTGAGCCACGTACCGTTGTTTAACAGTACAGTTCCATTTAGGTGTTGCACACCAAACCCAGAGTCGTACTCTAGATCTGTCGGGATAGTGTAGTTGTCTATCTCTACCCCTTTAATCTCTAAGGCACGAATTAGGAATGACTCCCCGTTATCTATACCACATTTATAGTTAGGATTGTGTGTTTTTAGCCTTATGTTATATGCGACTATGTCGCTCAGTTGTGCTGGACTGATAGCGTCCTTTAGTTCTTTCATTACGTTTGTCATGTTATGCTCCTTTTATTTTTGTTTTAAGTCTTATAAGCTTATAGTACATACTTAATAAATATATACTATGAAATTATTTGCTATATCTACTAAGGTTTATTTAGTAGATATATACTCTTTGTTATATTTTTTGAAATTGATTTATCGCCATTTCACTAAATTCATTTTTTAACAAATTAAAATCAAATGACTGTTTATTTTGACTCTTTATAAGACATTCGGCGATAGCCTTATTGTCTAAATTGATCACATAAAACCAACCCCTCCAATTAATGTATTTAGGGTCAACAATTTTTCACTTTTCCCCAATATATCCCGCATAATACACACAAACAAATAGATCTTGATGTTTTTTAAGATCTTTATCACTCATAAACTCATAATATAAATGTATATTATCTTTAGTAATAGTAATCTGTTTTAAAATCTCACTATTTCTTTTTTGAGCCATTACTTGACCTTCTTCTAGAGTTTTATAAGTATGTAAAAAGCCATATGATTCTCTGTTATATTTATGTTCACCATCAATTATAAACCATTTGCCTTTTTTAACTACATCTAATTCTTTAGTTTTTAATAACTTCACACCATTCACCAATGTTTTTTCGTAATTTATATAATTTTTATTCATAATTTACCCTTTTATTTTTGTTTTAAGTCTTATAAACTTAATAGTATATACTTAATAAATACATACTATAAATTTATCTTAAAATTCTACACCATATTTAACAAATAGTTTAAAAATATGGTTTGATATATGACTCCACCATTTGTCCAATATAATGTCTTCTTTGTCATCTGGTAATTTATCTAAGTTATGCAATTTAGCAACCACTTTTAAAATCTCATAGTTAGCAAAATCAATATTTAAATAAGATCGTAGTCCCTGTAAATGATCCGACAATATGTCGTATCTATTCCCGTTATATCTTTTTATATTGTGATCGTAAAAAGCCATAGATTTAATTTCATTAGATATTAGTTGCAATATCTCTTTTTTGTCGGTTGGATTAGTCTCTAATCCAAAATAATCTAAATCAATGCAATCAAAGATATACGCCTCAATATTTGTTTTGTATTCCTTGCTATTCGTGTTTAATAGTTTACTCATTTTTTAATTCCTTTATTTTTGTTCATTTATATAAATGTATTCTTGATAATTAGCTTCTTCTTCTTCTTGGTAAGCCAATGTATCATCTAATGAAATAATAGCCATAGATATCATCCATACGGTAAATGAACATAGGCTTATAAATAATATAAAGCTTTTTAGATTGTCTTTGTTCGTGTTTAATAGTTTATTTATTTTATATCCTTTTTTGTTGCTTTAAGTCTTATAAACTTAATAGTATATACTTAATAAATACATACTATAAATTTATTATTTATCTAGTCTTCAAAATCATTTTAAGTGATTTAATCTATCTTTTTTTTAATATAATCCTTTATTAATTAAGTCATTAATGCATATTTCATATAAATTACTTAAATTTTCATCTAGTGTGAAGTCTGTATCAATTTCAATAAATAAGTGATTAGCACACAATCGGGCATCTTTAATATATATATCATATATCTCATGTTCATTATTATTTAATGCAACTTCAAATATTGGCATTTTGTCTATATTGCTAAATTCTTCTGTTATTTTTTTTAAATTTTTTGTTTTCATTTTTATATCCTTTTATTTTTGTATCATTTGGTAAATGTGCCCAATGTATTTATTACCTCTTTGGCTTTGCGTTTCTTTTACATATAAAACATCTCTAGCATTGAATTGTTTAGCCAGTCTTTTAGCAGCAGCTAGATGATTGTCGCTAGCATTTAAAGCATAATCATAATCAATTGTTATTTGTTTGTTAGTGTAACCAGATGTCAAATAAGCTGTTATACTAGAGCCTTTTGTCTCTGTTGGTTGGTTGTATTTAGTGTTGATTGATATTGTTGATTTCATGTTAACCCCTTTTGTTGTTTTGTTGAGGGAAGTATAACATAGATGTATAGTTTTGTCAAGTAAAAACAATGCAAAAGCATAAAGAATTTCATAATTTGTACTTAAGGCCTTTAGATATAGGCTTTTATTATTCAGATATAAAACACTATTAACAAGATAAATGTCTTCCTTTAGTGTATAGCATGAATAACTAGATATATAATGATTAAGAATAGGATATAAGACACTATTAATAAGTTACGAGTTATTGGATGGTGTGGAATGCTGGGGAGATGCTATGGAATGGGACTTAATCAAGCTTATAACAACCACATCACCCTAATATGCTCACATATAAACCTACAAATCCCCTGCATATTGACATATATTTAATGGGGTATAAGTATGTACAGTTTTGATGATGTATAAAATGTTGAGGTATGAATTACCCCCCCCCACCCTTAAAATTGGTTATAGAGATATAAGTGTATAGCCCTTCTACAAATATTACAAAAAAACACCATACAAATCGTATTGCTCTCTTCCAAATATTACAAAAATACAACATAAAAAATTCTCTTCCAAACACATACAAAATCCAACTAAGCTAACTTTACATAAACAATCAATATACTTCATATGCTTAGTCTGCATGTTTCTCCCTCTGTTTCAGACTAAGTGTTTAATGTCTTATCGTCTAATGGCAGGACATCCACTTATCATATCCTTGACATTATTCACGACTTTTGGTTATAGTTCTTAAAAAGGATTAATATGTTTATATGTGAATACTGTGATAAAGAACTGAAGAATAAGGGTGGTCTAACTAGACACTTAAATAATTGTAAGATGAAAATCAATGAAGATAATATTGTTAATGCTGGGGCTACGGTTCAGGAAGTTAAGGTTGAATTAGTTAATTACTATGAAGGTCATAAAAGAAGAGAAATAAAGCTTAGGGGGTTACTTAGTAGAACATTTGACCCAGTTGAAAGAGAGAAGATATGTAAGATTCTAGTAGAGGAATTCTAGTATGATGATTGAAAAGCATGTTCAACGAAAACTTATGAAAGTAGTTGAAGATCCTGAGAAGGGTAAGTATGCTGAATATGTTCTGATGGTTCTATCTGGAAGTAAGAAGGGAGAAGCTTTAAAAGAAGTATTCCCTGATAGACATGCTAGAGCTATAGAAAGATCTGCAGGTAACAGTAGGGTTATTGGAGCTAATGTTAAGAAAGAAATTAGTCAGATTGAAAGAACTAAAGTATGTAAAGAACTATTTGAACAGAGTCATAAGACTTGGTGGATTAGTTTCCTTGATAAGAAACATGCATTGTATGAGAATCTATATGGTATGGCTGTTAATTATGATGTATCACCTAGAGATAGAGTTGCTGCATCTAAGGTAATGTTAGAACATATGCCTTCTTTTCAGGAAGATATTAATGTTAAGGTTGAGGTTAAACAATCTAAAGATGATTTTGTTACTGAGTTAAGATCTATGCAGAAGAAACTACATACTGCTGCTAATCAAGATGCTATAGACATTGAGGTATTAGAAGTTGTCGAATCTAAGTAAGTGTAAACCTGAACAAGAAGGTAGTGCAATATTCACTGAGAACTTCTGGGCTAATCAGTCTGGAACTAAAGCTATTAATGCTCAAGGAAATAGAGATAAAGCTGAGGCTGTAATGTTATTTGGACAGACTTACTTCAATGATCACTTTCCTAGTAAGCATCCAGTAATACATACTGATATGTTAGCATTAATGAATAGTGATAATAAGTTGAAAGCTGTTGCTTATCCTAGAGGACATGCAAAGAGTACAGTTATTACATTCCTGTTGGCTTTATATCGTATTGTCTTTCAGGAAAGAAAGTTTATTGTTATTGTATCTGATTCAGAAGATAAAGCTAAAGATTTCGTTATTCGTATTAGGAATGAGTTAGAATTTAATGCTAAGTTAAAGAGAGACTTTACACAAACTGGTGAGTTTAAAAGTATTGATTGGGCTAAGACAGATTTTACTACTAGTACTGGTATTAGAGTTGTAGCTAAAGGTGCTGGACAATCAATGAGGGGTTTACTACATAAAGATACTAGACCTGATATGATCGTATTGGATGATATTGAAACTAATGAAACTGCTGGAACTGATTCAGTATTACACTTCATTCTTACTGATGTATTACCTTCTGTTAATAAGAGAGGTATATATGATGTTTGCTATGTAGGTACTATATTAAGAGATATGAGTTGTTTACATAGAATATTAACCAATCCAGAATGGACTAGTGCTAAGTATGAAGCTGTTAATGAAGATGGTGATATGATTGCTCCTATGTTGCTTCCTAAGAGTGAATATGAGAAGGCAAAAAGAATGTATCAAGAGCTAGGTAAGATGAGTGTATTTTATAGTGAAATGCATAATAATCCTATGGTTGCTGATGATGAATTAACATTCAAGCATGAATACTTTCAGCACATTGAGAATAAAGATGTTCCTGAAGGATGTAATTATTATATTGCTTATGATCCTGCTATGCCTCCAAGTGGTAGAACCAAGATCAAAAAAGTAGATAAGAGTGCATTAATTGTATTGGCTACTGACTCTAAAGAGAACTGGTATGTTGTTAAGGTATTTGCTAATCGTGGTACTCCACAAGACAATAGGAAGCTATTGATTAATTTAATGAAGAAGTATCAACCTAAGGTTACTTGGATAGAAACTATTGCTGCTCAAAGAGCTATGTATTTAGAGATTAAGAAGTATATGCAAGACAATAATGTTAAGTATCCATTGAGAGAAATCTATAGTCATAAAGGGTCAAAAGAAGGTAGAATTGAACAACTACAGCCCTTATATGAGAGTGGTAGAATTTATCATATTAGTAAGCAAGATCAAGGTATTCAGGATTTAGAAAGAGAGTTAATGCTATTTACTAGAACTCCACATGATGATATTTCTGATTGTCTATCTTTCTTTATTGGTCAAGTAAAGTATCCAAGAGATATGGTTTCATCGAGTAATACGGTAATTGATCCTTGGGCTAAATACTTCAAGAAAGATGTCTCAGCAGACTGGAAAATACTTTAAGAAAAGATTAAGATTGAATATATTAAGATTGAAAAATAAGGATCATGATGACAAACACAGATAAGAAAGCTAGTAAGCTTAATTCAAATTCAGTACTTGAACCATTAGAAAGATGGTTTTCAGATGACTCTACTTGGGATCAAGAATGGAGAGATAATTCTACTTCTTGGTATCAGTTCTATCATGGAGCACAATGGACTTCTGAAGAACAATCAGCATTGAGAGATAGAGGTCAAGCTGTAATTACATTTAATCATATTAAGCCTGCAATAGATTCTATTATTGGTTCAGAAAGACAGAATAGACCTAAGATAACTATGGCTGGTAGAACTCTTGATGATCAACAGATAGCTCAAGTTAAGACAAGTTTATATGATTATATTCAATATTCAAGCAATACTGATGATGAGTTAGATTCTGTAGTTAAAGATGCATTTGTTGCTGGTAGAGGATGGATGTATGTATATCCTGAATTGGATGGTAGTGAGTTTATTGATTTAAGACATTCTCATGTTGACTATAGGGATATGTTTATTGATGCAATGTCTAAGAAAGATGATATGTCTGACTGTAGAAGAATACATAGGGCTGTATTTACAGATGAAGATATTGTTAAGCAATCTTTCCCTAAATATAGAGAACATACTTCAAGTGATAGTGATTATTTCATATCTTCAAGTGAAGAGAATATGTGGTATGAGAAGGGTGATAGAACTAGACCTAGATTAATTAATTCTTGGTATAGAGATGAGAATGGTGCTATTACTACTGTTATCTGGGTTAGAGGACAAATACTTTATTTTAAGAAAGAACCATATACTTTAGATAAATTTCCTTTTGTACAATATACTATAGAAAGAGATATTAACAATACTCCATATGGGTTAGTTAAGAATATGGTAGATGCTCAAACAGAAGTTAACAAGAGACACTCTAAAGCATTACATTATTTAAATGCTAAACAAGTATTAGCTGAAGAGAATGCATTTGTTGATTGGAATGAAGCTAAGAAGACTCTTGCTAAACCTGATGGTATTACTAAGTTACAAGATGGTGCATTAGCTGAAGGTAGAGTTCAAGTTATTGATAATACTCCACTAGCTGGATCACATATTCAGTTATTAGAATTAGCTAAGTCTGAGATATTAGGTGTTGCTGGTATCAATGGTGCATTTGTAGGTCAATCAAGTCAATATGAATCTGCTAAGAAAGCTAATATGTCTATAGCTGCTTCTCAAACTACTTTAGTTCCTTTATTGAACAAGTTAAGAATAGCTAGATATGATATTGCTGATATTACTATGAAATTAGTTCCTGACTTCTATACAGATGAAAAGATGATTAGAGTTATTGAACCTAATGGTGCTTATGCATTTATGCCAGTAAACAATACTGTACTGTTAGATGATAATACCTTAGCTAAGAAGAATGATCTAACTAATCAAGATGTTGATATTATGATTGAAGATGCTCCTAAGAGTCTTAATGAGAGAGAAGAACAGTTTGCTCAACTATTACAGATTCAAGGTCAAACTGCTAATCCTGTTCCAATGGATGTACTATTGAGATATAGTGCTCTTAAAGATAAGCATCAATTAGCTGATGATATTAAAGCACAGAATGATCTTCAGGCTCAATTACAACAAGCTGGTGGATACATTGAACAACTACAACAACAAATACAACAACTTGGTGGTCAAGTACAACAACAACAGTCAGTGATTGTTCAGACTCAAACAGCAAGAGCAGTAGACAAAGAAGTAGCTAAAGCTAAAGAAGGTATGGGACTATAGTCCTATGTCGAGCTGGACATTAAACGAAGCATATCTAACACAGAAGGATATTCTAATATGAGGAATTATATTGAGGAATTAGGAATGGGTATTCCTGATGATGCCACACCTGCAACGGAAGCATCACTAAATACACCAAATGAAGATGAGAGTCTTGTACAAGGTTCTGAAGAACCAAACTCTGATGCTACCACAGATGCAACAGGGATGGATGATACTGCAAACACAGAAACAGCAGATGATTCAAGGTTAAGTGATCTACAAAAGCAGATTGAAGGTATGGAAAAACGAATGGCTGATAAAGATAAGTATATCAATGAGCTACGAGAAATGTCTAAAGCCAAAGAAGAAGCTAGTGAAGACACTACAGATAATGACGATACTACTGATGACTTTTGGGATGACCCAGAAGCTAAGTTTAAAGAGATGCAGAATACAATGAAGATTCAGGCAATGCAAATTCAGGAAACTGTTTATGCTAATACTGTTGATAACTATTGGAAGACAGTTAATCCAGAAGCCTTACAAGAGGCTGTAGCTACTGATGCTGAGTTCAATCAAGAGTTCAATAGTAGTGCTGAACCTTATAAGACTGCATACGAGTATTTAACGAATAAGACAAAGAAGAAAGAAGTAGATAGTCAGACTCTAAGAGACAGCATAAAAGCTGAGCTTATTAAAGAGATGGGACTTGAGACTAAACAGAAGAAAGATGGCGTGCCTAACATCAATAAGATGGGTGGTAGCTCTAGTTCAACTAAGTCTCAAGAATCTGATGATGGCTTTGCTTCTATCTTTGGTCAATAAAAGCTATAAGGAATTAAAATGGCAAACACATCAATATTAACATCACACGGATTAAGTCAAACTCAATGGGAAGCTGGTTTATATAAGAAATACCAAGAACAAACATTCTTTGGTAAGTTTAAAGGTACGGATGAAAACTCTCCTATCCAAGTAAAAAGAGAATTAGAAAAGTCTGCTGGAGATACAATTAGGTTTGGTCTTGCTGGTACATTAAGTGGTTCTGGAGTTACTGGTAATAACCCATTAACTTATACTGCACTTGAAGGTGTTGGTTCAGGTAATGAAGAGTCTATGACTTTCTATGACCAAGGTGTAGCTATCGGTCAAATCAGAAATGGTGTAAGAATCGCTGGTAAGTTAGATGAGCAAAGAGTTGCATTTAATTTAAGAAATCAAGCTAAAGGTCAATTAACTGATTGGATGGCAAGAAATGAAGATGCTGCAATCTTTACAGCTATCAATGGTGCTGATGTAGTAGATATTTCTGCTTCAGTTGAAGCTTCTGGACAAATTGCATTAGACGATATCGTATTAATGAAAAAAGAAGCAATGTTCCCTTCAGGATCTACTAAGAAGATTAGACCTATTTCTATGGCTAATGGTGAAGAAGTATTTATTCTTGGAATGAATCCAGATGATGCTGTTGGTCTTAAACAATCTGCTGATTGGAAGACTGTTCAAGCTAATGCAGGTAAAAGAGGTGGAGACAATAGATTATTCACTGGTGCTTTAGGTGAGTATGACAATGTTGTTATTCATTCACATTCAGGTTTTGCAGCTGGTTCTCCAGTATTAATGGGTGCTCAAGCAGCATTCTTAGCTTACTCAAATGAAGTAATCTATGGTGAAGAAGCATTTGATCATGGTAACCAAAACAGTTACATGATTGGTTCTATTAGAGGTGTTGAATTAGCAGTGTTTAATGACGGTGTTAGTAATGCAGGTTCTCACGGAGCAATCAAATTCGATATTACTGTATAGTAATTATTGATTTATAGGACTCTCTTCGGAGGGTCTTATTAAGTTTATAGAAAGGATATAAATGACAGTTAGAGATTTACTACATAAAACAAGAGATACACTTCAAGATACAGATGGAGACTATTGGTCTGATTCAGAACTACTTGATTACTACAATGGTGGTATTAAAGCAATGGCAAGCGAGAGGTTAGAAGAGCCTAAGACTACAGTTCTTAATTTACTTACTGGTACTTATGAATATAATGTTGATGGTATACTGAGGTATATATCTGCTAAAGATAGTAATGGTACTGTTAGATCTTTACATCCTGATGATACTTCTGGAGATGAAGAAAGTAATGGTATTATTGTTCTTGATTATGATAGGATCTATGTTAATACTCCAGTAACTAATGTTGCTGTATCTATTAAGCATATTGCTATTCCTGCTAATCAGAACCTTAATGATACTGTTAGATCTGGTGATGAGAATACACTTAAATATTTTATGATGAGTAAAGCATATGAGAAAGAAACTGATATGGAAAACTTTCAGAAGTCTCAATACTTTGATCAGAAATATATGCAGGGAGTTAAGACGGTTAAGAAGACAAGTGCTCTTGGTTATGTTGAGCAAACAGAAGTTATACAAGGATATTATTACTAATGGCAAAGGTTATTTCAGATATTTCAATAGAAGCAGGTTATCCATACTTATTTAATTTAAACATGGACGATGCTGATGGTAACGATTTAGAGAATGATTATACTTGTTGGTTCGAATGTGAATCAATAGGTAAGTTACAATTCTCTGTTGATTCAGATAAGTATACTTTAACTATCAGTAAAGAAAACACTGGTAAGCTAGTTAAGAACTTAGAAGAGTATGTTGTATATACAACAAAGACTACAGATGGTACATATGATAAATTACTTTCTGGAAGAATGCATATAGATAAGAAAGTAAGGACTTAGAATGGAAGTAAATATTACTAGAGGTGTAACTGAAACCAGCTTAGCTAATGCAATAGCAGTAGCAAGAGAAGCTAGAGATACAGCAGAGGGATATAGAGATGATTCAGCTACTAGTGAATCTAATGCTGGAAGCTCAGAAGATGTAGCCTTAGCTCAAGCAGGTATAGCAACAACTAAAGCTAGTGAAGCTAGTACTTCTGCCTCAACTGCAACAGAACAAGTAGGATTGGCTTCTGCTAAAGCTACAGACTGTCAACTGTTGGCAACAAATACATCAGCTCAGTTTCAATTATCAAATGGAGATTACGCTTACTCTACTGTTCATTATATGAACCTTGCTGAAGATGCTAGAGATGCAGCAGAAGTATTCAAGAATGATGCTAGTGCATCAGAAAGCAATGCTAGTACTTCTGAGAGTAACGCAAGTACATCAGAAAGCAATGCTAGTACTAGTGAAGCAAATGCATTAACATATTCTAATAACTCTTCTACATCAGCAGGACAGTCAGCAACTAGTGCAGGTAATGCAGCAACTAGTGCAACGAACTCAGAGAGTCATGCTAATTCAGCTGGTGTATCGGCTACTAATGCAGCAGCAAGTGCAGCCATTGCTATTGGTACGGCTTATGGTTTAGGTTGGAATGAATCTACGGACGTGTATACAAGAACTGGAGATAGTGCTTTTACTACTATCCAATCTAAAATGAGAAGATGTTTATTAGCAGTAAATGGTACAGTAAATGCATATTTACATTCTATTAATTCAAACTATACAGAGTCAGGTTCAATTGCTGATTTAACAGGAGCTAATGGTAATGTAATGGTAGAGATACCTAAGTTTTACTATAAATATAACTATGTGGGAACTACTCACTCACACTCAATTTCATTAGTGCCCTTATCAGGTTATAGCGTACATCCTGCATTTTTAAAAGCTGGTGTAGAAGTTGAAAATAGATACATTGGTGCTTATGGTGCATCTGTAAGTGGAAGTACACTTATTTCAGCAAGTGGTGTATATCCTGCTGGTTCAATGACTAGAGGTTCGTTTAGAACTAAAGCTGCTGCAATTGGTTCAGGTTGGGCATTGCAAGATTGGAATTTAATTAGTGCTGTACAGCTACTGATGCTTATTGAGTTTGGTACTTTTAATTCACAGAGTGCTATTGGTCAAGGAAGAACTCAATTATCAGGTGGAACTTGGTCAAATGGTTCGTATATTGGAATTAATGGTAGAAGTGATACCTCTGGTAATGCTACTGGAAATCATGAATATTCAGGTGATGCAGATGATGAAGCTGCTGATTTAGCTTTCATGTCTTATAGAGGAATTGAAGACTTCTTTGGAAATATTTGGAACTGGGTAGATGGTATTAATATTCAAGATAATGTGCCATTTATTAATAATAATCCATCAACTTTTGCAGATGATGTATTTAGTGGGGACTATGTGAATGCTGGAATTACTATGGCAAATGCTAATGGTTGGCAAAATACTTTAGAGCAAGTTGGGACTGGATTCTTCCCTGCTTCGGTTGGTGCGGGTTCAAGTACTAAAATTACAGATTACTATTATCAATCTGCAGGGAATAGGGTCGTGGTGCTCGGTGGTGATGCGGATGATGGTTCGGGTGCTGGTGCTTTCTATCTGTATGCGGCGTATTCTTCGGGTAATTCGGGTGCGCTTGTCGGCTCGGTCTTGTCATTTTAGTATGGCAAGGTTAGTTTAATATGACAAAGGGCAGTTTATTAGTCGTGAAACTCAGCAATGGATTTAACCTTTGGAAGAAATATATAACTTATGAAGTTAAGAATATATTTGTACAATTAAAAATAAAAAACAAGATACCAGGAGTATAAAATGTTAGTAAAATCAGATACAAGACCAGAGGCAACAGAGTTGCTACAAGGTAAGAAACTAATCAATTTTGACATTAAAGAAGTTGAAATTAAAGATGAAAATAGTGAAGATATTAGAGTTGGGTTTGAATATCTACAAGCAAAAGTAGAATTAAATACTACAAGAAGTGGTATTATAGAAGCAATTATAGCGACTAAATATTCAGCTGGTGCAGAAATTGCATTAACTAATGACAAAGATACTAAACAAGATGATTATAAAGCATATCAAGAGTTTAGAGTATTAGCTAAAGAATTAGCAGAATTGAATTTATAAACTTAAAACAAAACAATAGGAAATAAAATGAGATTATTAGGAGTAACAAATGATTAATATAGCATTCGTATTATTAAAAGAGATATTGCTATCTATGGTGGCTAAGGTTGCATTCAAAGCAGTAGCAGAGAGGTTTGCTACAAGACTTGTAGTATATGGATTAAAGAAACTAGAAGGGTATTCAACTAATGAAGTAACTTCTGGATTAGTACAAGACATATTAGCTTCATTAGAAGGTAAAGGATTAAAGGCACTATAATATGAGTGGAGCACTAGAACAGAAAGTAGACAACTTAGTAGAAGTAACTACTAAGCTTGTAGTAATGCAAGAACAAACTACAAAGAATATAGACAAGTTAGCACTAGAGATAAAAGATACTATGTGTGAGTCACATGAATGTGATGCTGTTAAGAGAGAGATTGCTTACTTAAAAGACAAGACATCTAAACTTGAAGGTAAGATTGAAACTATAGAAGGTGTTCCTAGTGCCGTAGCAAAGAGAGCATTAATGACAGCAGTAGCTGCTACAGTTATGTATTTTATGTATACAATAGGAATTAGTAAATAAGTTATGATAGTTTATGGTGAAGGTGGTATTTAATGTTTAAGTTTGGAACAGGAAGCATAAGAAATTTAAAAGATGTAACTCCAATAATGCAGGAGTTATGCGAAAGGGCTTTACGTGAATCGGATGTTGACTTTAGTATTATCTGTGGTTTCAGAAATAAGGAAGAACAGATGGAGCTATACAGCGAAGGACTATCTGAGCTAGATGGCACTATAAATATATCTGCTCACCAATTAGGATATGCTGTTGATATTCTTCCTTATGTTATAGACAATAATGGTTCTGTTTTGGACTGTTGGAATTACAATAATCCCAAGGTAAGAGTAGCATGGCTAGAAGTATACAGAGCATTTCTAAGAGAAGCTAGACTGATGTCCATTGACTTAGAACTTGGATTAACATACAATATAAATGAAGGATATGATTATCCACACATTGAGATAAAGGAATAACAATGGCTACATATACATGGAGTATCCCAGCAGGGAAAGAAATAATTGGATCTACTAAGATCATAGATACAGACAATCATATAGGTGATACTATAGATGACTTAGTTGATTTTGTAAATGGAGAAGGAAGTCACAACGGTCAAGGTTTATCTTATGACCTTGTTGATAGGGTAAGCTCTCAGACTATTAGTGGAGATAAGACCTTTACTGGGGGATTAACAGGAACACTTACAGGTGATGTTGTTGGTAATATTACAGGAGATCTTACAGGTAATGCAGATACTGCAGCAGTTCTTGAGACTAGCAGGACTATTGCAGGTGCAAGTTTTAATGGTGGATCTGATGTAGATATTAGCTTTAATGACTTATTAGACAAACCAGATTTATTTATTTCTGGTATGGTTATGTTGTGGTCTGGTAATTCTACAAATGTTCCTTCTGGGTGGTTGTTGTGTGATGGTAACAATGGAACTCCTAACTTAGTTGGTAAATTTGTAAAAGGTTCTACATTAAGTGGGGGAACTGGTGGTTCTGAAACAACTTCTAGCAATGGAAGTCACAATCACACGACTGGAGACCATACATTAACTATCAATGAAATGCCAAGTCATAAGCATGAACAAAAACACGGATACTATCAAAACAATGACTACTATGATAATTCATCTGCATATGGAAACAATGGTACATGGAATGCTATTGAAGACGCAGAATCATATACTGGTGGAGGAGCATCACATAATCACGGCGATACTTCAGCCTCAGTAAGCCATACACATACAATAGAGCCAGTTCACTACGAGCTATGTTATATAATGAGGGGATAATAAATGTCTATTCAGCAATTACTAACATTTGAAGGGGGATTATCTACAAAGATAAGTCCTCATTTAATTGGAAGAAACGAAGGTATTAAATGTGAGAATGTAAACCTTGAAACAGGAACATTATTACCACTAACTCAATGCTATGAAGAAACAACTAAGACAGGTAAATACTGTCATTACTTTAGCGGTAATATCATATCTAATACAGATGCTACAGATGAAAGATTCTATGTAGAATATGCAAATAGATTATATTGGTCTAATGCAGGATATGGTACTTATGGTCTTATGAGATATGATGGTACAGATGCAGGTATTGTTGCTGAAGCTCCTGCTTCTCCACAGAATATAACTGATATTACTATTGCAGAATGGAATGATACTGCTGATGACAATGGTCACTTAACTATGGGTGGTACTTACTATTATGCATTTACTTCTGTAGATTCTAATGGTACTGAATCAGCTCCTACATATCATCCAACATCTATTACTATTAATGTTTTAGCTAAAAGGTCAATTAAGATTAGTGTAGATTCTGATAATGTATTTGACAACATAATACCAACTGGTCATACTGTGAACATATATAGGACAGGTGGAGATAATCCTACTTATAACCTTATTGCTTCAGGACTGAGTCCAGCAGAGACTATCTGTAGTGCAGGAGAGTCTTGCTATAGAGATAATACTGCTGACATTGATATAACACGAATAGAACTAACAACTATTGATAATACACCACCTCCTGCTTCATTAGATATGCTAATTGAAAGCTTAGGTACATTCTGGGGAGCATCAGGTAAGTATGTTTATTTCAGTAAGGTTGGTAGACCAGAATTCTGGGGATCATTAGACTTTGTTGCTTTAGATTCTGAATGTACTGGACTAGGTAAGTTTGGTAATAATATTTATGCATTTACTGTTCGTGGAGTATACCAAATAGAAGGATACAGTAGAGATACTGTTACTGTTACTAAGCTTCCATTTAACCAAGGATGTGTACATAAAGATACTATTACTAACTTAGATGGTTATATGCTATGGGTATCAAAGAATGGTATATGTATGTATGATGGATCTAGTATTAATGTTATCACTAAACAATCTATTGCTTGGAATACATTTGCTACTGTAGGTAACTTAACATATGAAGACTTTAATGCTGAAGAGAAATGGACATCAGGTTTAGGATTTGAAATTACTTATTCTATCGGTTATAAAGATAGATACTATGGTGTATATTCTAATGGTTTATTTATTATTGACTTTGCTAATGGTTCAAATGTAACTACTATTGATATTCCAGATTCAAGATCATTGTTTATTAATTACGCTACAAATGTAGTTAATGTTGTTATTGAAGATGTCTCTAACTTTAAGGTTAATACTTTAGAAGGAACAGATAATCCTATGACTGCAACATGGAAGACAGGAGAGATATCTGATGAAGGTTCAAATGTTGATAAACACTATAGAGATGTAACAATAGATGGTACTCCTAATTCAATAGAGATATTTGTTGATGGTGAATCTAAAAAAGTATATACAAACAAGAATAGATTTAAATTACCTGCTGGATGCATAGGTAGCAATATACAGTTTGAGATAATCACTGATAGTGAGATTCGAGGACTTAAATATAATTACAGTCAACTAAAGGCATAATGTGAAAAGTAACCTAATCAAAGATAGAGCAACTAAAGATGCAGTAAGAGACCTTGAGAAGATAGCTGAGAGATTAAAGAAGATTCCTCAGTTACCTACAAATGCTACTACTGAACAAATAGTTAAAGTTCTAAATAAAATAACAGATAGTATAAAGAGGTAAGAATGGAAATAAGAAGATTTACATTAGATGACTATGAAGATGTTGTTGGTATGCATTACGACTTTATAAAGGAAGTATTCTCAGATAGAGTCATATCTCCTAAGTATTTCTTCTATAAAGAAGTAGGTAGTTGGATCAATGATTCTAAGAACATAATAGTAGCCTACAAGGGCAAAACCATTGTTGGGTATACATTGGCTTATGTAGATCAGTTTAACGGTCTTACCTCTCCTGTGTATAACGCAGAAATAGCATATATTAAACCAGAATACAGAAATAGTAAAGCAGCTTATCTTTTGTTTAAGAACACAAGTGATTATGCTAAGGAACAAAACATGACATTAATAACTAACGGTAGAATAGAGAATGGTACTGCTTCTATTATGAAGAAGCATTTTAATTTAAAAGAAAAGCTAATTAGCTTTGAAGGAGTAGAGAATGAGTAAAGGAAGTAGTAACTCACAAAGACAAGCAACAACAGAAGAGAAGGCACTATGGGATAGTCAAGCAGAACAGCTTGATAGTCTTAAAGTAATAGCTGAAGAGCAGCATGGCTTAGCTTTAGAAGATAGAGCTTATTACGAAGAAGTATTTAGAGATGCAGACTCATCTGAGGCACAAACAGCTATGGCTGATCTACAAGAAAGCTTAACAGGAACAAGACCTGCAGAAGGTTCTTTAACTACAGATACTTTATTAAGAGATGTGTTAGTTGGTTCAACTGGAGAGATGCAGAAAGCTACTGAAACTTTTGTAGCTAAACAACAAGAAGACTTTGATGCATTTGAAGGTGAGTTAACTGGATTATCTCAAACTTATGTAGATAGCATTAAATCTATTGGTACTGAGTATGCTGATCAATTAGCTCAAACTAAAGCAGAACTAGGTACAGCATCAGCAGATATCTTATCAAGAGAAACTGGAGCAGCACAAGCTGGTATTAGTGCAGCATATGCAGAAGCAAGAAAAGGTATTGAAGGTGACTTAGCAAGAAGAGGATTAGCTGGTACTGGTGTTGAAGCTAGTGCATTATTATCTGCTTATGGTTCTGAGGCTCAAGCTAAAGCTAGTGCAACTACACAAGCAAGATTATCTGCTATTGGTTTATCTGATCAACAAAGAATGCAAAAGCTTGGAATATCTGGACAAGAGTATCAATCAGGAATGAGTACTGCTGGTGGAGTATATCAACAACAAGCTGGTATTGCAGGACAAATGTATGGTGCTCAACAAGGTATATCTCAAACAGCTTACTCAATGGATTTAGCAAATACTCAACAAGGTATTAGTAACCTTCAAGTATTAAGTGCAGCAGGACAAGGTACATATGTTGGTTCTCAAAACTATTTAAGTCAAGCAGCTTCTAGTTATGGCCAAGGTGCTCAGATTGCAGGACAATCAGCAGCTCAAATGGGACAGATGAATGATGCATGGGCAATGAACCAACAAAAGATGCAACAACAAGCTGGAGCAGGATTAGGAAGTATGGCTATGGGTATAGCAGGTCTAGGTACTGGTGGAGGATCTACTCTACTTGGTGGATTCCTGAAGTCTGACATTAGATATAAGAATGATATTGTTTTAGTTGATACAGTTAAGGGAGTTAACTTCTATACATGGAAATGGAACAGTGTAGCTGAAGAGTATGGTGTTGATGGAGAAGAAGAGTATGGAGTATTAGCTCAAGAACTAATGGGTATATATCCTGAGTTTGTTATTACTGATGAGAATGGATATTATAAAGTTGACTATGCTGGTCTATACAGTGAAATAGGAGAGTAATATGAGTTTAGCATTTATGAGTGGTCTATATACTGGACTAGGTAAAGGACTAGAAGAATTCAATAAAAATGAACAAGCTAGAGCCAAGACAGTAGCAGCCAATACAAAGGCTACAAACCAACAAAAGAAAGACAATGATGCAAAGGAAGTGAAGTGGGGAACTGATACTGCTAAAGCTTTCCAGAATATAGAAGATGATATTGCTAAGATTAAAGGATCTGATTCTAAGTTATCACTAGAAGAAAGAAAGAATCAAGTTAATCAACTTCAAAAGCGTAAGAGAGATATGGTTAGTCAGATTGGTTCTAATGCTGCAAAGCTTGGTTATAAGATTCCAGAAGCTCTAACTACTGCTGACTATTCAAACTATACTGAAATTGATGGTAAGTGGACAAATGATGATCAGTTAGCTCAAGTAAAAGATAATCCTAATCTTACAATAAAAGATGGTAAAGTATTTCAAAAGACTGGTGGAGAAATATTTAGTATAGATGATGCTACTGGTAAAGAAGATGTTACATCTCCTGTTGAATATTCTGAGACAGGAATGGAGTTCCAAAGTATGGAAGATGTATTTGCTACAAAAGACATTAAAGACAGCATTGTTCTTGGAACAGAAGAAAAAGCTACAAGATGGTTTGACACTGAATATGCTAGACTAAAGGAATCAAACCCTAAAGAATTTAAAAAGAAAAGAGCAGACTTTATTGAGAAGACAGCCACTAGGTCTACTGCTGGTAAAGGTGCAGTAAAAGAAGATATGGACACAGATCAAGCAGAAGCTGCTATCACTGAAGGAATTAATTTAATTGCTGGAACTGATAAAAACAAAGTTAACAAACTAAAAGCAACTCAAAGAAAAATCTTGAGAAATGTATCAACTAAAGATGAAGCAAGTCTAACAAAGACAAGAGATGAGCTAAGAGCTGAAGCTGTTACTATTGAATCTCTTGACGACATCAACACTCTTGTTAAAGAGAAGATAGATAGCAAAACATATAAAAGAGGACTTATAGACAATGTAATACATGGTGCTAAAGCTCTTACTGGACTAACAGATGAAGATAAAGATATCATAGGAACTATTGATGTTAACACTAGGGTTGGCTTTATTAAAGCAATGTTTGTAAAAGCTATCTCTGGAGCAACTGTATCAGACACGGAGAGAGCTGAATATATGAAAATGTTTTATGGAGGTAATTGGTCAGACGAAACAACAGCTAAGGCTACTCTAAAAGCAATGACAGACACAATGAAGGGGTATCATATAAAAAAAGCTAAGAAGACTAGAGATACTCTTCCTCATGAATATAACAATTCATTAAAATATAAGAAACAAAAGAGCTACTCTAGTAGCTTTAGATAGACAAAGAAATAAGGATAAGCAATATGGGATTTATAAATATACCAGAAGGAACTAGCGAAATCAGAATGAAGGACGGAACTTGGATGTCTGTTCCTGAAGGAGCTACAGAGGTTAACGAAGATGACCTATGGTCTGAAGAAGCTGAGACTATTGAAGCTACTGAGACTAAAGCTGACATTATTGAAGAACAAACAGTAGATGCTCAAACACATCTTGATGCTTCTATTGCAAGGATTGAGAAACTTAGAACTCAACATCCAGACAATACTGAGTATTATGATATTGCTATTATTAAAGCAAAAGAAGACTATCAAGCAAAAAAAGATAAAGCAGTAAAGGATGAAATAGAAAGAGAGAGAAATAAAAAAACTCTTAAAGAAATGAAGGAAGCTCCTTCTCCTATAGATAGAACCTTAGAAGCTGGAGAAGGAATGGGTAGAGGAGCAGGAAGAATGCTTCTAGGTCTAGGTAAGGTAGGGCAAGATATTGCATCTTCTTTATCAGACGAAGAATACTCTCAGTTCGATACTTGGATTGCCGAAAATGAGAAAGCCATAAAAGATAAAAAACTAGAGGGTTCTGCTCTTGTAGGAGAAGTATTAGCCAACATCTTACCAGTGGCAAGACTAAAAGCAATTAGTACTATTGCTGGTGGAGAATTTATTATGGCTTCTTTATCTGAGCTAGGAAAAGGTAAAGACTATAAAGAAGCAGGAAAGACTGGAGCTATTGCTGGTGTTACAGCTGGAGTTTCTGGAGCTATTATAAATAGACTTTTCCCTAATGTTCCTATTGATGAAATAGATACTGCATTTAAGAAAAGTATATCAAAGCTAGATATTGATGACCAAAAGAAAATCAATAGCATATTAGACCACTTGGATGAACAGGGAATAACTAAGATGGATACTGAAGCTAGGGATAATATTCTAAGTAGTGTATTCAGTGGGAAAAAATCTTCTACTGAAGTGAGTGCAGATGTTGTTAGAAGACTTAAGGCTCAAGCAAAAGTAGCCAAGCAGAAAGTAACTAATGCATACAGTGAAGCAAAGGAAGTAGCTTCTAGCATTGAAGTTGATACTCCTGTTAAGTTTGAATATAGACCAAGAGGAAAAGATGAAGTAAAGACTGTTAAGAATATTAAAGCCTTCTTGAGTCCTAAGTACAACAAGACTGTAGCTGACCTAGAAGATACTTTGTCTTCTTTAAAGGCTAACCAAAGAGCAGCTATAGGTTCAGACAAAAAGATATATGGAGAAGCTATTAAGTCTGTTCAGGACAAACAGGATGCTTTAGGAGGAGTTGGAATATATAAGAAAGCCAGAAAGCTATCTAAAGACTTCAATACTGAATATACTGGGGTTATCAAAGAAGGAGAAGAAGCTACTGCTGGAGCTACTGTATCTAAAGTATTAGAAAAGAAATATACTGAAGAAGCAGGAGAAATGTTAGTAGATAGAAAGATTAACTTAAATCAGATAGGAGCTGCTGCTAAGAAAATGAAACCTAGTCAGAAACAACAAATAGTACAAGATATTCTAATTAAAGACCTAGCTGAAGATGCAATTAACTCTCCAGAAAGAGTAAGGAAAGTATTATCTAATTATGCGACTATGGATAAAAAAGGATTAGTAAAACTACTAGGGAAATCAGAAGCTAAGAAGTTAGATATTCAAATGAACTCCTTAAATGAAATAGAATTGGCAATTAAGGGAGCTAAGGGTCATGAGTTAAGTGTGACTGATGATGTATTGGCACTAGCTGCTGCTGGAGCTACTGTTAAGTTATCACCTTACTTAGCAGCAAGAACATCTATGTATGCTACAAAGAATATTATTAGCAAGATAACAAAGAGTGGAGGAAGAGCTAAATTAATAGCAAGAATAAATAAAGTAGAAGACAGAAGGTTGAGAGCAACTCTTATGAGATCTTTTGGATTGGCTATGAGTTCTATAAACACAAATGAAGAGTAGGGTAACCTACTCCTCTATCTATTTACTTCTAAGGTAAGCCTTAGCATTACTTTCAGTATAAAAGACCTTTTCTATATACCACCCCTCTACTAAACCCTCCTTTATCATAACTAGATATTGTCCAGAATCATTCTTTACTATCTTTCTGACATAGTCTTTCTTTTTAGACATTGTAGTTAGCCTTATAAGTATCTACTTGATCTTTTTGCTTTTGCCACTTACCATTAGCTCCATTCTTATCCCAATCTTCTTTCTGTTTAGGACATTGATTTCTTGAACTAATTTCTTTAACTACTTCATTCATAACACCATCAACATCATAACCCATCAGTTCTAATTCATTAACAGACAGTACAATAATATCTGCTAAAGCATCTATTATCTCATGTTCATCTTTATTAATCTCAGCTTCATGTAATTCAGTTACTTCTTCATGTATCATCATAACAATATTACCAGATGGTTCAGTAATGTTTCTATCACTTCTCCACTTAGCTAATCCTTTTTGCCAATAACTAATCATCCTGCTTCCTTTATCTTCATTGCATCATCTATTGTTGCACACTTAATTTCTCTTCCATCTTCAAAGATAACAACATATTCATTG